TGCAGGACGCCCTGGGCAAAGCCCTGGATCATCTTGTCTGGGTCATGGACTTCTACGCCACCATGTACAATCTGGCGCCGCGCGGAGAGTACGAGCTCAACACCATCTTCGGCGACGGTGTGCTTGAGGACGCGGGCCTGGAGTTCACCCGGCGCAAGTCACTGGTGGATGCAGGGTATCTGCGGCCGGAGAAGCTGCTGGCCTGGTATTTCGGTATCAGTGAGGACGAGGCGCGGGAGATGCTGCCGGAGGCGGAGCCCACCCTGGAGCTGGGATAAATGCTTACACCTGAATACCTCGAGGATCTTCCGGAGGCCGTTGTAAAGCTGTACCAGGAGGCGGAGGACGCGATCCTGGCGGACATGGCGCGGCGGATCGTCAACATGGACCTGTTTTCCCCGGCGTCGGTCTGGCAGCTCAAGAAGCTGCAGGAGGCCGGAGCGCTGACGGACGATATCCTGGAAGAGCTGTCCAAGCGGACGCACAAGACCAAGGCGGAGCTGCGCAAGCTGCTGCAGGAGGCCGCCAACATTTCCCTGGACTTCGACGAGGGCATATACGAGGATGAGGGCCTCATGGGGGACCCGCTGAGCGCCAGCGAGCCTCTGAGGCGCATACTCAACGCCGGGTACCGTAAGACGCTGCGCACGATGCAGAATCTGACGGGCACCACAGCCCGGACAGCCACGCAGCAGTTTGAGCGCGCCCTCGATAAAGCTTGGCTCAAGGTCAACAGCGGCGCTTTTTCATCCGATCAGGCTGTCCGTGACGCCGTGAAGGAGCTTTCGGAGCGCGGGGTGGAGAGTATAACCTACCGCAAAAACGGGCGTGTGACACGCACGGACACGCTGGAGGTGGCCACGCGCCGGGCAGTGGTGACGGGCGTCAATCAAACCTGCGGAGAGCTGCAGATCGAGCGGGCGAAGGAGCTGGGCGCGGATCTCATGGAGCTGTCCGCGCACGCCGGCGCCAGACCGACACATGCGGAGTGGCAGGGCAAGATCGTGAGCCTGAGCGGGCAGCCTGGGTATTTGAGCTTGGACGATATCGGCTACGGAGACGTGACCGGCTTCAAGGGTGCCAACTGTCGGCACGACTGGAGCCCGTACTTCGAGGGGGCGCCGCGCACCTGGACGCCGGAGGCTCTGGCCGAGCTGAACGCGAAGAAATATACATACAACGGCAAAGAGATCACCCAGTACGAGGCGAGCCAGATCCAGCGGAAGAACGAGCGGGAGCTCAGACGGTGGAAGCGGGAGTACAAGGCCATGCAGGCCGCGGGGCAGGACACGTCTGAGGCGGCGTCGAAGATCGCGTACTGGAACAAGCGGCAGGACGACTTCCTGGAGCAGACGGGCTTCAAGCGGCAGCAGAGCCGCGAGGAGATCGCGGGCTTTACATGGAAGGACCAGAAGGCGGCTGGCAAACAGGCGGCGGAGCGGGAAAAAGAGTTTACAAATGCCGCAGATGATGCTATTATAAACGAGGCTAGGGCGATTGATTCGCTGAGTGTCGATAACAGAGAGGCAACAAAGTATACGCCGCAAGAGATTTTTGAGGAGCTTCAGACCTCACCTATAGGCCTGCAGACGATTAGGCATATCCGAGACAGTGATGCGCGAATCTTTCTTGATAATGAAGCACCAGAAGGCACAGAGCGTGGGTATCAGCAAGGTGAAGCGATCCACCTGTATCTCCACAACATAGGGTCTCGGCGGATAGCAGGGCAGACTTTGATTCATGAGATGGCGCACTACTGGTACAGAATCGGAAACTGTCAGCACGCGGAAGCTGTCTGCTTCGCTATGGAAAAAATGCACATACTTGGGCGCGATTACTTAACCCCTGATGAATGGAGTCAGATGGTACAACTAGCGGTTGACAATTATGCGGATAAAAAGTGGGAGGCCGGAGGATATGGAGACTTTACACAATTCGACTTTGTCAGAGACGGTTAACCTTGCTCGCCTGCGTGCTGGTGAGCCAGTTCTATGCCTTAGCTGTCATAATGGCTTTTACCAACCAACTAATCCCGAGGCAAAGGTTAATCACAATTATGCTTGTGACAATTGTGGCGACCGCGTCCACTGGGACCCTGTTGTGGAAATCACCTAACAGTCAAGCAACCGTCAAGCAAAACAGAACACAGAAGGAACAACCGATTATCGGCTGTTCCTTTTTTGTTACCAAAATTCGCCCGGCGGCGGGTGTAACAAGCCGCGACCCGCGTGATGCGACCACGAGAAAAGCATAGGAAGGAAAGGATTTCAGCATGAAACGCGAAGAAATCAAAGAACTCATCCCGGAGATCACGAAGGAAGCCCTCGACGCCATCATGGCCATGAACGGCAAGGACATCGAGGCGGCCAAGGCAAACACCGCCGCTCTCACCACGGAGCGGGATGGCCTGCAGGCGCAGCTGGCAGAGGCAAACAAGACGATCCAGTCATACAAGGACATGGACGTCGACGGGATCAAGCAGTCCGTAAAGGACTGGGAGACGAAGTACAACACCGATACCCAGCAGCTGAAGGACGACCTGGCGGCCGTTAAGTACGGCTACGCCGTGGAGGGCGCGGTCCGAGATCTGAAGTTCTCCTCCAAGAGCGCCCGGACGCAGTTTGTGGCCGATCTGACGGCCAAGAAGCTGCCACTGCAGGAGGGCAAGCTCCTGGGGCTGGAGGACTTCACGAAGACCTACCGGGAGACGGACCCCGAGGCCTTTGTGCCGGAGGGAGACGACAAGACGCCTATCGTCACCAAGGGCGGCGGAGGCGGAACAACCGGCGGCTTCGACGCGCTGAGAGCTGCGTTCGGGCTGCCGACGACAGAAAAATAAGGAGTAATAAAACATGGCAAATTCTATTGCACTTGCAAAGCAGTATGTAACGCTGCTGGACGAGGTCTACAAGCTGGCCTCCATCACGTCCGACCTGGACGGCAATCCGGAGCTCGTGAGACAGGGCGCCAACGCCAACGAGCTCGTCATCCCCAAGCTCTCCATGCAGGGCCTGGGCGATTATTCCCGCAACAGCGGCTACGTCACCGGCGACGTGACCCTGACCTATGAGACGGTGTCCTGCAACTTCGACCGCGGCCGCATGTTCACGGTCGACAACATGGACAACCAGGAGAGCGCAAACATCGCCTTTGGCCGTCTGGCCGGTGAGTTCATCCGCACCAAGGTGGCCCCCGAGCTCGACGCCTTCAGGTTTGCCCAGTATGCCGGCACCAGCGGCATCTCCAAGGTGGCCTCCGGCGCCACTCTGAGCGCCGGCGCCGACGTGCTGGCCGCGATCCGCGCAGCCGTGACCAAGATGGACGAGGACGAGGTGCCCCTGGATCAGAGGTATCTGTACATCACGCCCACCCTCCACGGCATGATCCAGGATCTGGACACCACCAAGAGCCGCGAGGTGCTGGATCGCTTCGCAGCTATCAAGGACGTGCCTCAGACCCGCTTCTACACTGCCATTGACCAGCTGGACGGCACCTCCAGCGGCGAAACCGCAGGCGGCTATGCCAAGGCCAGCGCCGGCAAGGACATCAACTTCATGATCATCCACCGTCCCGCGCTGATCCAGTTCAGCAAGCACGTTGCACCGAAGATCGTCACGCCGGAGCAGAACCAGTCTGCGGATGCGTGGAAGTACGGCTACCGTCACGTGGCTATCGCCGACGTGTATGACAACAAGCTGGCCGGCATCTACCTCCACCACAAGGCATCCTGATATGGGCCGGATCATCGGACTGACATTCCCTGAGGCGGAGGCAGCAGAGATCTTCTGCTGTCCCCACTGCGGGAAGGTGTACAAGACGGTCGACGGGCTGAACAGGCATATCGCAAAGGAGCACGAAGGGAGCGAGGACGATGGCGGATAAAATGATCGACGAGCGTCTGCTGGACGCCGACTGCACCGAGAAGATTGAGGAGAACTTCAATCGAGTACTGGATCTGATCGATGAAGGCGGCGGCTCCGGCGGCATAATGTATGTCACTATTAGCGAAGAGGAAGTTGATGACACAGTTGTATATACGGCGGATAAAACCTTTGCAGAGATAGCGGCCGCCGCTGAAGCCGGCAAGGACGTGCGAGCAATATATGAACTTGGCGGTGGAATTTATTATATGACTGCTTTTACCAATACTTCCGAACAAAAAATGGCAGAGTGGGCAGGTACATGTGTATATCCAGACGAAGAAAATGCCAATAAAGCGTGGATAACTGGCCAAAATATAACTATAGTAAATGATGGTACATCAGACGCTGTATATGTTTACGAGGTAGAAGGTCAAATAGAGCTAATATCTGGCGAGGAGTCTGATTCTACAACTTAATGTCCACTGGGTGGATATAACCGCTCATCACAGGTTGGTGAGAAAAAAAGGAGGCAGCGATATGCTGACAGTCAGCTATGAATTTTACCAGGACACCTTCCACGGGACCCTGTCCGAGGAGGCGTTCGAGCAGTCCGCCGTGTTCGCCACGGCCTATGTGGACGAGCTGACCATGGGCAACGTCCCGGACGATCCGGACGAGAGCACGGCGCTGCGGGTGCGCCTGGCGGTCTGCGCCGTCGCGGATCTTCACGCGGTGCAGGAGACCCGGACGGGGATCGCAGCCGAGAGCAACGACGGGATCAGCGTGACCTATGCCTCCGGCACCGGCTCTGACAGCGCCGGCGCACAGCTCTACAACGCGGCCGCCGTGTATCTGGCCCAGACGGGGCTCATGTACCGGGGGGTGCGGTGATGCTCGCATGTACGGAGACTGTGACCTTTGTGCGTCTTGTCAAGGGCACAGACAGCGACGCCTATGAGACGATCACCTTCTCCGGCGTGAGTTGGTTTGACAAGACCAGGATCAAGACGGAGAACAGCGGCATGGTGTACGACAACGCGGTGCAGATCAGGATCCCGGCGGCGTCGATCACCACGGAGCAGCTGCCGGCGGTCGGGGACTTCATCGTCCGCGGTGCGGTGAGCGGAGCGATCACAAAGAGGTCGGACCTGGAGCAGTACAAACCCAGAAGGGTCATGACGGTGGGCGACAACCGCCGGGGAGGGCTGCCGCACGTGGCGGTGATCGGGCAGTGAAGCTCTCTGTGCGTGTCAAGACGGACGCCAATACCAAAAGGATCCTGAGTGAGCGCGGCCTCGGTGCATCCAAGGCCGCGACGCTGTATATCGCCGAGGTGATCCGGCGGCTCTGCGACCCGTATGTTCCTCTGCAGCAGGGCACGCTGAAGAACACAGCGCAGGTGGTGAGCTCAGGCGGACAGGTGTACATCCTGTACAACACTCCGTATGCCCACTATCAGTACATGGGCGAGGTCTACGGTCCGAACATCCCCATCCGGGACGAGGCGACCGGCGCGATCCTCGGTTACTATTCCCGCAAGGACATCAAGAAGACCCCAACCGGGCGGGAGATCAACTACTCGGGCGCCCCAATGCGGGGAAAGAAGTGGGTCGAGAGGATGATGGCCGACCGCGGCGGAGAGGTGCGCAGGGAGCTGGCCAGATATGTCGGAGGTAAATACAAATGACGATAATCGAAGCCGTGCGGACCTTCCTCAAGTCGTGGGGGCCCCTGTCGGAGGAGCGGATCAACGTGGACTTCCTCCCGGAGGACCCCGTGACCTTCTCTGTGGACGTGACGCCGGTCACTCCGGTGATTAGGCGCTACATCACAGGGCTTACGCTCCGGCAGTTTTCCTTCGTCCTGGCGACCCGCGCGTACTACGGCGCGGAGCTCAGGCAGCAGCTGGACAATCTGGGGCTGTTTGAGGAGTTCGCGGAGTGGGTAGAGGCCCAAAATCGCGCCGGCAATTTCCCTGACCTCGGAGAGGGACGCAGAGTAACAAAGCTAGAGGTAACGACCTCCGGATACGTCTTCGCAGAGGACGCGGAGTACGCACGCTATCAAATCCAGTGCCGCCTGCTGTATGAGCAGGAGGCCTAAGAAGAAAAAGGAGAAAAACAAATGTCTACACCTACGTATTCGTTTCTGACGGACAGCGGCAAGACTGTCGCGCGCGAGCTGCTCATCGCCTATCTCAACACCGGCACCGCAGCATCGCCCGTATGGTCCGCCATCGGCAAGCGCGTCGAGGACAGCTCCAGCGAGTTTGACTGGTCCACCGAGACCAAGCAGGACATCCTGGGCAGTACCTACGGCGTCATGAAGAAGCCCGTCATCACGCAGTCCTTCGACCCCTGCGAGCTCGACGCCGGCGACGTTGCACAAACCTATCTCTGGCAGCTGGCCGTCGTGGATCAGGACTATGCGTCACTGGCCGCGCAGGACATGCTGATCGTGCACTTTTACGCAGGATCCAGCGATACGGCGTTCTTCGCCGAGCGCTACAGCTCCTGCATGATCGAGATCACCGGTGAAGGCGGCGAGGGCGGCGGTAACATCGGCATGCCGATAAACGTCACCTACGGCGGTACCCGCACCAAGGGCACCGCAGCCAAGGGTACCGGCGGCGTGATCACGTTCACGGCTGAGTCTTAGACCTGATGAGGTGATACCATGGGAAACGTCATTAAATTTGACACCGGCCTTGTTGACTATGATATCAACGGGACAACGGTGAAAATCAATCCTACCGACCTCGCCTTCGTGGAGAGGGTGTTCGACACTTTCGACAGGATGGACGCGAGGCAGGAGGAGTACAGCGCCGCCATCAATAAGGAGACCGAGACGAAGGGTGTCTTCGAGGTGCTCCACAGGATGGAGGCGGACATGCGCGGGGAAATCAATGGCGTTTTCTCTGCGGAGGTCTGCGGCGGCATCTTCGGAAATATGTCCGTTTTTGCCCTCGCAGACGGCCTGCCGCTCTGGGCAAATTTGATGCTGGCGCTCATCGATGAGATGGACGTTGCCTTTGCCCGGGAGAAAAAGGCGACAAACCCGCGCATCAAAAAGTACACCGCCAAGTACGAGAAGCGGAAGAAATGATAGGACGGCGGGGAGTGACAGTGCTCCCCGCCCGTTTTTGCTATGAACTATACACTACCGACAACTGCAGAGATCGACGGCGTCGAAGTGCCGATCAGGACAGACTTTAGGGTCTGTCTGGAGATCATAGAGGCGCTGAATGACGCAGATCTGGATGACAGCGACCGGAGCGCGGTGGCGCTGGCGCTCTTTTACCCGGATCTTGACGCCGTCCATAACTATGATGAGGCCCTGCTTCAGTGCCTTATCTTTCTGGATGGCGGCCGGGAGCGGAACTACAACAAAAAATCGCCCCGACTCATGGACTGGGCGCAGGATTTTGACAGGATCATCGCGCCGGTCAACCGGGTGCTGGGGTACGAGGCCCGCGCCGTACCGTACGACGCTGAGGCCAACACCGGAGGCCTCCATTGGTGGACCTTCCTGGCGGCTTACATGGAGATGGGCAACAAGTGTCTGTTCTCCCAGATTGTCAACATCCGGGAGAAGCTCAAGCGCGGGAAGAAACTGGACAAGGAGGAGCGGGCCTGGTACAACCGCAACCGTGACCTGGTCGATCTGAAGACCCAGTACACCGAGGCAGAAAAGGAAATCGAGAAAGAATGGACGTGATGACACATGGCTGATGGGTCCATTAAAATCCCTGTAGAGATAGACGATAAGGCAGCTCAGAAGGAGCTCCAGCAGCTTGAGAAGAGCATCAATAAGCTGCAGACGGATATAGAGAAGAACACGGCAAAGAAGGCCGGCATCACGGCACAGCTGGAGACCGCGAAGAGAGAAGCCCAGGCAACGCAGCGGGAGATCGAGCAGATCACCCGGCTCATGCAGCAGAACAGGGCTGAAATGAAAGCCCGCGGGAGCGCGGTTTCTGCCGGGGACCAGGCGGCGTATAACGAAGCACAGAAGACCGCGTCGTTTGAACTGCGTCAGCAGCAGGCGCTTCTCCAGAAGCAAGAGTCCGCGATTGCCAGTCTGACAGAAAAAGAGCAGAATCTGACCCGGGAAATTCAGGACCAGACCTCACAGCTGCAGCAGCAGCGAGGGCGACAGGACGAGATCAATAAGCAGCTGGCGGATCAGGCAGCGAAGGCTTGGCCGAAGGTCAAAGAGCAGGCAAAAGACGCGATGGGGCAAATGAACAGCGGTCTGAAGAACGGCCTGAAGACGCTGGTCCGGTATGGCCTCGGTATGCGGTCCCTGTTCGTGCTGTTCCGGAAGCTGAGACAGTATGTCATTGACGGCGTCAAGGCTTTTGCCGAGTACGACGAGGAGACAAAGAACAGCATCAACAGCCTGAAGATGTCTCTGTCTAACCTGAAGGGCGCTCTGGGCTCCGCCTTTGCGCCGATATTCAACGCCGTAGCGCCGGCGCTGCAGTGGCTTATTGATCTGGTGACCAAGGCGGCAAACGCGGTCGGGCAGTTCTTTGCCGTGCTGGGCGGTAAGACCACCTTCAAGAAGGCTGTCACCAACCTGGAGGCGGTGGAGAGCACCACCAGCGGAGCGGCCGCGGCCGCGGAAGAGGCGCAGAAGAACTTCTCCGGCCTGGACGAGCTGAACGTCTGGCAGGATAACGAGAGCTCTGGCGGAGGCGGCGGAGCTGGCAGCAGCGGGCTTGAATATGAGGATGTGGCTATCGATCCGAACAGCAAGACCGCCAAGATCGCCGATTTTGTACGGACAAACCTTGAAAGCGTTGAGCTGCTTGTTGAGATATTTGGCTTTGTCATCGGCCTCATCCTGGTAGTGACCGGCGCGAGTATACCTCTGGGTCTCGGCATGATGATTTTCTTCGGGTACGAGGGAGTGAAAAATGTCACAGAAAACTGGGGTGCCATAGCTGAACAACTCCGCGGACCGATGGGGACAATTATGGCCATAGCGAGCGGTGCACTGTTGGCCATCGGCCTAATATTGGTCTTGACCGGTGTGAGCATTCCGCTGGGTATAGGCATGATTGTTGCCGGAGCAGCAGGACTAGCCGCGACTGTCGCTGCCAACTGGGACACGATCAAAGATAAGGTCATGGGCGCCCTGCAGAGTATAAAAGACGCATACAACAAGTGGGCCGAAGAGCATCCTGTCATTGCCGGAATCATCAACGCAATATTTGGCTTTGTCAAACAGGTTTTTGAGACAGCAATCAGTATCCTGACCAATATCTTTAAAGGCGAATGGATCGCGGACGCGTGGGAGGCGATAAAGACTGCTGGAGAAACAGTGGTCAAAACGATAGAGGCTGTGGTGAAAAAGGCCGCGACCTGGGTTGCAGATGCTTGGACAGCCATAAAGACAACGGCAACGACGGTCACGAAAACGATAGAAGCCGCAGTCAAAAAGGCTGCGACTTGGGTGTCTGATGCCTGGACGGCTCTTAAGACAAAGGCCGAAACCGTAAAAAAGACCTTTGAAGTCGCCCTGAAAAAGAATAACGGAAACTGGGCGGCCGCTGCGTATGACGTCTTGAAAGGCGCTGTAAAAACGGCATATTCTGTTGCTACAAGCCTCGTCAAACAGGGCTGGACCAAGGTCGTCGACTGGGTTGATAGCTGGAGCGGCGGTGCCGCATCAAAAGCCGTAGCACTGGCGAAGACCGGCTGGACAAGCGTTAAGTCCTGGATCACGGACACAGCGAGCCGCTTTGGCGGCAACGTGTCTAAGGCGATAGACCTCATTAAGAACGGGTGGAAAACTGTTGCAGACTGGGTGCGAGATAAGATCGGCGGTGTAGTGTCTGTCGGCATCAGCTTGATTAAATCAGGATGGAACTCCTTCAAGAGTTGGCTCGGGCTATCGGATGGCGGCGTCGTCGGCGCGAATGGCGGAGTGAAGGCCTTCGCCGCCGGCGGAAAGATCACTCGCAACGCCATGAAGAACTGGGGCATACCGATGTACGCCGGCGGCACCAGCCGAGCGCACGGCACAATGTTCGTCGCCGGAGAGAACGGCAGTGAGATCGTGGGGAATATCAACGGGCGCACCGAAGTCCTCAACCGGTCCCAGCTGGCCCAGGTCATGTATGCAGCCATCGTCCGAGGCATGTCGCACATCTTCAGCAGCCTTGCCAGCGCGGTCTCCGGAGCGAAGATGAGCATCGACACGACGCGCACCTCTGTGGAGCACATTGCGTACCTGCTGTCAGGACCCGGAGCGACAGTGATGCCTGTAGTTGCTTCAGGCACGATGATCCCGCCGAGCTTCTACCAGTCCGGCGATAAGCTGGCCGCGATCCAGGAGGCGCTCGAGGCTCTGGCGGCACGGCTCGACGGTGTTGCCGGCGGACAGGGTGCGAGCTATGAGTTC